AGGCGTTGACGTGGGGCAATTCGTTCGCCCTGATCAGCCGGCGGGGCACGACGTTCGACCAGTTCATCCCGCTCGACAACAACGACGTGCAGCTGAATCGGGCCGCCGACGGTAGGTACTACTACACCACCAGCGAGTACGGCGATGTCGCCCCAGCCGACATCATCCACCTGCGCATGCCCCAGTCGGTGCGGCAACTGTGGGGCACCAGCCCGGTGATGGAAGCAGCGCGGGCGATGGCGCTTTCAAGCGAGCTGGAGACAGCCGGCCTCGAGGGATATCGCCAGCCCGGAATGGGCAAAATTGCGATCACCACGAGTGAGTCTGTAGGGGCAGACGGAGTTCGCAAAATGGCCGACGCATACGTCTCAGCCCATTCTGGCGCTCAGGGAATGCTGCGTCCGATCATCGCCCAGAACGGTGCGACGGTGCAGCAGGTCGGCAGAAGCCTGGTCGATCAAGACTGGATCGCCGGCCGGAAGAACGCCATCGAAGACATCGCGCGGGTGTTTGGAATCCCGCCCTACGTCCTGTTCAGCGAGTCGGGATCGGCCTACACCGCTGAGCAGTCGCGGATGTACGCGGATTCGCTGGCGGCCTACACCGACGCCTGGGGGGCGGAGCTCGGGTCGAAGCTGTACGGGGCCGACTATTGCGTGAAGTTCGACAAGACGGCGCTGTTGCGTGGTTCGTTCAACGAATCGATGCAGGCGTATCGGGAAGCGGTGCAGCTGGGCGTGATGACGCCGAACGAAGTACGCAAGGAACTGGGGCTAGCGCCCATCGACGGCGGCGACGAAATGTACGTCGGGCCGAACATGCAGACGACCGGGGGGTCTGATGAAGCTGGAAACGAGACTGCTGTCGACGACGACGACGGCGACGTCAGCGAATGAGCTGACCGGCATCGCGGTTCCGTACGGCCAACTGTCGCATCCGATTCAGGGTGCTGGCAGGTCGTTCCGCGAGAAGATGAAGCCGGGCGCGCTCACCTACGACGACAACACGGTGATGCTGACGCAGCACGACCAGCAGGGCATTCCCCTTGCTCGAGTCGGTGCCGGCACGCTGTCGTTCCGGGAAACGAAAGACGGCCTTGAGTTCACGGCGACCCTGCCGGATTCGCGGCCTGATCTCCGCGAAGCGCTCGAACGTGGCGACATGAGCGGAGCAGTGTCAATCGGTTTCTACGTCGAGGACGACGGCGACCGATGGCTTCACACGAACAAGCAGAGCATGCGAGAGGTGACTAGTGGTCATCTCGTCGAGCTGTCTCTGGTCACTGCTGGTGCCTATCCGGGTGCCCGCGCAACTTACGGGGGTAAGCCAAATGGCTGACCTGGTGTCTATGCGGGCTGACGCGATGGAAGCCCGAAAGCGGATCGACGCGCTGCTTGCGGTCGATGGGGAACTGACCACCGATCAGGTGGCAGAACTCGAGAAGTCCGACGTGGAATTCCGTGGCCTTCAGGCTGAGATTTCCAAGGCTGAGACGATCGCATCTGCGAAGGAGTCGCTGAACGCGCCGTCCTTTGAGTTCCGCGCCGAGCGGAAGCCGGAGCAGCGATCGCAGCAGGAGATTCGCACGCAGTTCCTGAGCGATCTCAAGCAGGAGATGCGGTCGCCTGGCAGCTTTGAGCGCCGCACGATCGACTTCGGTGGCAATGCTGCCGACCTGCTCCCGGTCGATCTTCAGGACGAGATGATCCGTCTGTTCGCTTCGCGTTCCAACGTGGCCCAAGCTGCGACGGTCCGCAGCTACGCCAGCGACGCCGAGATCCCGATGGTCACTGCTCGAGCGACCATCACCGACTTCACCGGCGAGGGTACGGCATACGACAACTTTGACCCGGATTTCGGCAAGCTGCGAATCCGTGCGTTCAAGTCCGCGGCCGAGACGAAGATCACCGAAGAGGTGATTTCGGACAACCGTGGCGGTGCGGTCGACGAGATTCTGACGCAGCACGGCGAGGCGCACGCCTACTTCTGGGAAACCAAGTACCTCGGCACCGCTGCGGCTCAGAACGCTACCGCTCCCGATGGCCTTCTGGCTGCCGAGGCGGACATCGCCAGCACCTTCCCGGATGAAGCGGTGAGCGGCACCGTCGCCATCGCCGACATCTCGACCGGCAGCGGTGACACCACCATCGCCGACGTGACCTACCAGGATCTTCTGGACGTCACGTTCGGGATGCCGGCGAAGTACTGGGGCCTCGAGAAGTCGTGGCTGATGTCGCCGGCTCTGTTCCAGCACACGATCGGCCTCGCCGACAGTGACGGACGGCCGTTGTTCCTCCCGAACGCCACTGGCAACATCTCGCAGACGTTCAACATGGGCACGCTGTTCGGCTATCCCGTGTACGTCTCGGATGCGATGACCGACGCCACGCCGGCGGGGTCGTTCCAGGCTGTTCTTCTTGAGCGGGGCAGCTACGTCGTGGCGACCCGTTCGCAGGTGACCAGTCAGGTCGACCCGTTTACCAACGGTGCCAGCGGCATCACCGCCTTCCGTACTCGGATGCGGGCAGACGGTCGCTGGATGCGGCCCAGTTCCTCGGCGCGTCTCCAGATCGCGGCGAGCTGATCCCTTCAGCCTTTCTCCGGGGTCGGGGCCTTCGGGCCTCGGCCCTGGATTCCGGGGGAACCGATGAAGATCACCAGCCAGTCGGCCCACAATTTCCAGCTGTCGGCGTTCCGGGATCACTGCCGGATTCCGTGGACAGATGACAACTCTGCGCTCCAGCGGTCGCTGGACGCCGGCGTGTCGATGTGGGAGAAGGCGACCAACTGGTATCTGCGGGCGACGACGATCGAGATTGCGATCCTGCCAGGCATGCAGGTTCCGTTCGGGCCGTCGCCGACGATCTCGAGCGTCACGAAGTACCGCGATGGCGTCAGCGAGGGAGCGGTCACGACCGACTGGTATCTGGCGAACGTCTGGGGGGCCACAGAATTCCGTCTGACGGCCTCGGGCACATGGGACACCCGATGCGAGTACCGGGCGTCGATGTCCGTCACAGGCGACGTGCCGGCCGATGTGAAGGTGGCTGTGTTTGATCTGGGAAACCACCTGTTCACCGATCGAGAAGGTGTCTCGACGATGACTCACAACGAGGTCCCGCTGTCGCTGCGGACCCTGATCCAGAATTACCAACTGGGGGGCCTGTGAGCTTCGGCGGACGTCATGCCGTTCAGTTCTACAGCGCCTCCGAAACGGCTGACGCGGCCGGGTCGGAGACTGTCGCGTACACGTTGCAGTTCACTGCCATGGTCGACTTCCGCGTCGAGCGGGTGAAGAAGACCGACGAAGGCGAGATCCGCCAGTCGGGGCAGCTGTCGGCCCTGATCCGCATGCCGTTCACCGAGTCGATCGGCTTCGACTGGCGAGTGCGGTATCGGGACGTCTACTACGACATCGAGCAGATCCGCGACCCGAACGGGCTGCGCCGGGATCTCGAGCTGACAGTTGTGGCGGTGGAACGATGAAAGATGATCTGGTCAAGGTCGGCCCGACGCCCAGCCTCAAGCGGTACCTGCGGACCCTTGACAGTCTTGAAGGCTTCAAGGGCGTCAACATGCTCCAGAACGCCGCACGGGTGGCGTTTGACGTGATGCGGGACAAGAGCATCGAGAACTTCCGCCGGATCCCGTTCGGCCGGAAATCGCGGGCCTACGTCAAGGGCCGACGGGGCATTGAGACGTTCGGCAAGACGGCTGCCGGCAAGGGCCGCAAGATCCGCAGCGTCCGGAAGAGCCTGACGCAGCGCGGCAGCTACAGCGTCGAGACGAAGCGAACCCGCGACGGGCTGGTGACCCGCCAATACATCAACGGCAAGCACTACTACAACTATTTGTCGCACATGATCGAAGGCGGATACACGCCTGGCGGCGGGTCGAAGTGGGAAGGCAAGCGGGTGTCCGCCAAGCCGTTTCGCCGGCCTGTCGGTCGCATCTACAACGATCGCGTGGCTCGCATGATGGAGAAGGCGATTGCCATCCAGCTCGAGCAGGGCAAGCGGGTGGGACTCGGAAAGCTGAGGTCGATGCTGTGAGCTTCGCAACCGC